AAGTTCTTGGACTTCTTCAATTTCTTCCTCCTTGGGAAATTCAATTTCATCACTATCATCAGGAATATCAAAGTTCATATCAACTTCAAATCCTTTTACGTCTTCTTCTGTTTTTGCATCCGACCCAGGCATAGTATCAAACAATATCTTGTCATCTACTGTAGGGGTTTCAGTTTTTTTATTTTTAGCCATATTAATTACCTCCTGTAGGTTTTACGGCAGCAGCAGCCATCTTAACTGCAGCTTGTACATCTGTTTGCTGTTTACGCATTGTGTTAGTCAACTCTGATAACTTCTCGCGTAATTGCAGCTCCTCACGTTTAGCTTGTAGTTTACTTTGCATTTCAGCCACTTTCAACTGTGGATCTGTTTCTGCTTGTTCTACTTTAGCCGCATTCAAGGCTGTTTCAGATTGCAACTTAGTAACTTCTGCTTCTAGCTTAGCTATTTCAAGCTGCGTGCTTCTGATCTGTGTTTCCATTTGGAATTGTTGTAACTGTTGTTCTTGTTCTGATGGTGGAGCCGTTCCTTGCATTTGTCTTATTCTTTCGGCTATGTCAGCTTTACGTGCTAAATGCGAATACTCTACTATCATGTCATCTGGTATAGGTACGCCTACTCCCCTTAGTTCTATAGCTTCAGCAAACTGCATTTCGTCAAAGTTATCCCTAGCTGGGGCCGTGCCAACTACTACATCATACTCACCTAAAGTTAAATTATTTATAACTTCGCCTTCGGGTGTCATTTGATTAACTGATACTTTGCTTCTAGATTTATAAGGATCTTGCTCATCGGTTACTTGTATGATTCTTTCTTCTGTATAGTAATTCTGAACAAGCTGAAGTATTTTTTCTGCTAAATATTGTCTTGTTTTTGCTAGGTTATCTAAAGGTACTTGTAGTAATAAAGACCCTCTGCTTTGTTTAGCATTAATGGCAACTCCAGAAACTTCTGGGCTATCCATACCTAACATCGCTTCACTTATGCCACTAATTTGTTTTATATTAGCAGCCGCTTTTTGCCCTAGCCTATCTAGGCCTGAAGGAATTTGATTAGGTGGTATTTTACCTGGAGGGGTAGAGCCTCTATTAAATTCTAATACTAAACCAGTTTCTGCTCCGTGTTCTTCTAGGTCATCAGCTGTCATACCAGATAAAGAACCGGATTCTACAATCCAACCACTATTAGCAGTTGTGTTTACAATATGTAATTCTTGAGAAGTTATTTTGTTAAGTTGTTCTTGCGGTGATAATAAGTTTCGGACCATACCAAACGGATGACCTCTTCTAAAGTATGGAAAATAAGGTACGAGTGTAAAGTGCGCATACGGAGACCAATCATCGAATAATACTACGGTATCCGCAGTAACAGTCCAACGGACCTTTCGCATTTTTTTCTGGATAATATCTAAACCAAATTGATCTGCAAACTGTTCTCTTTTTTTCTTGCTCCAGTTGTAAGGAACTTCTCTTTTATCGCCTGTTACTGAATCTATGTAATACATACAATCTTTTAATCTGTAATACTGGCGCTCTATAACTCTAATTGACCTAAGCATTCGTGCGTTTGCTGGGTCCCCAGGATATTGTTGTCCGTAGTTGTACTCGTCAGTATCTCCGTATCTTTCTTCTTCAAACTCCATAGAATCTGCGCCTAAGGTAGTTCCGGTCTCAGCCAACATACGTAATTGATCTGCTTCTTTTTGTCCGTACTGTTCTTCTATTTCTTCTATGCTCATCCATTTAGTTTCGAATATTTCATTCCAAGTTCTTGGGTCATAATGTTTTGCATCTGGATCTATAAGAATATCTAATGGGTCTTTTGATTCAATTCGAACCTCTCCTTGCACGTGATCGTCAAAATCAACACGCACATCAAACCATCCACGATCCTGTATTAAACCATCAGAAAAAACTTGTTGTTCTATCCAATCTAATTTGTTGTTATCTGATATCTGTGCATAAACTTGTGTAAGAACATCTGCAACTTCTTGGTTGCCGCCGCCCCTAGGTTTAAATTGGATGTCTGCTTTTTTTGAACTTTGTTCGGCTAGTACTGCATTTACGGTTGGTAGGATTGTATTTATAGTTAGAGCAGGTCGACCTTGGTCATCAAGCGCTTGCATATCAAAATCATCCCATTGGTTTCCTCTATAATAAGCATCGCATTTTTTTGCCAGGTCCATGTAGTCTTCGTGGCCGTGGTCTCGCGCACGACTGTAAGAATTCCACTGTGTTTTTGCAAGTGTTAATTGTTCAGCTTTTGATAAAGTTTTTTTCGCTTTTTTATTGTATGCCATATTATGCGCTCATTGCCGATTTCTTTTTCGGTCCTTTTGCCATCAATTCTAACCTATCTCGCCAAGAAGGTATATGTTCTGGCGCTTCATAAAAACTTGCGTACTCTGTCATCATCAAACCAACCCAGGCCAAAGCATCAACTTGGTCATCATGTACGCCGTTAGGAAAACGCAAAAGTTCAGCCACTAAAGGGCCAGTCCAAACAGCTTCTTGTGGTACAAAAACTCTACCCTGTTGCATCCTACCCTGGATAGCTCTAGCTCTAGCTTCTTTATCACGTCGCCCTACTTTTAAATCTTTAAAATAAGCAGAATGTAATTTACGTTCTGCTACACGTTTTTGTAGAAACGGACCGATAGCCATTTCTATATGGCCACGTTCTATTCCTACTATACCAGGTCTCCACATCTCATAGAAATCTAATATCTTTTCTACTAGCTCAAACCCGTCGTATTTACCGCGGATTATATCGACTACATACATGTTATCATACTCATCGATCCCTACCATGATACCAACAGAATAATCGTTTCTGTCTCTTTGTCCTATGGCCAAGTCCCACGCGCAATAGTAACGCATCTTATCGTAGTCAACTTCGTCAGGCTCATAGTATTGGATCATCTCTCTAGTAAAGTAATCACCGTCATCTGATACTGGATTTTGTTGATACAGAGCACTCCAGTCCCTGGGGCCGATAGCTCTTTGTATCATTTCTAAAGATTCTACGCTGTACCTATCTGGATGCAGAGGTTCTCCAGTTACACGGAACTCTTCATCTTCTTCTGCTATAGCTGGGTACTTAACTACTTCCCAATTATCTGCGCCACTTTCGGTTGCTTGTAATAATCTACCGGCTAAGTCATCATCATGCCACCTAGTTAAAATAACTAATATGCCCCCACCAGGAGAAAGCCTTGTATAAGCAGTAGAGGTATACCAATCCCAAGTTGCTTCTCTATTATTTTCAGATTCTGCATCTTCCCTGTTTTTTACGGGGTCATCGATTAATAATATGTGCGCACCTTTACCTGTGATACCACCACCGACACCAGCTGCTACATAACCACCGCCTTGAGTTGTTTGCCAGGATTCTACAGACTGCGAGTCTTTATCTAATCTTGTATCTTCAAAAACTTTTTTGTAATTTGGTTCTCTTAGCACTTGTCTGACTTTTCTAGAAAAACTCATGGCTAAAGACCCGGAATATGAACAACTAATGAATTCGTGCCCTGGATTACGTCCGAGATGCCAAGCAGGGAATGCGATACTAGCTAAAGTTGATTTACCATGACGAGGAGGCATAAATAACATTAATCTTGGGGATTTTTTGTCCGCTACGTCTTGGCTAAACTTTTCTAGCCTTTGACAGATGTCTTTATGTACCCAACCTGCTTGATAATCCGGATTAAACTTTTCGACGAAGGGTAACATGCGTTTTCTGGACAAAATACGCTTTGCCAACTCTTGTTCAGCACGAATTTGAGCATTTTGCTCTTTTTTTGACTCTTTTTGTTGTTTTTGGGGCTCGGGGAGCTGATCTGCTTCGTCTGCGGCACAGTAAACACATAAACCTTTAGGTAATACGAGGTTTTCTGCCAAAAGCTTCTTACACTTATAGCATTCTAGCTTTTCCAAGTCCACTATTTAATATTTCTTAGTTACTTTTTTCTTTTTTGCCGGTTTTTTGACCATTTTAGCCTTTTTAGCCGGTTTTTTAGAATATCCTTTACCGTATCCCATTTCTTTCTCCTTTTTTTCCCAAAACATTGGTAGTTGCTTGCCTGCTTTACGCTCAGATATCAAATGTGATGACATATAAGCAAAAAGCCCCATAATTATAATAAAAAGTACCCCTAAAGTAGGTTCTATCCACGCGGGCCACTCATAATACTGATCTAACATTTCCATCTCCTCCTAGCTTGCCTAATTCTTGAATTAGGGTCGTTTCTGGTCTTAGCGGAGCTTCTTTTTAGCTGCCCTGCTGACCTAGCGCAATAAGATTTACGTCTTTTTGCTGCTTTTGAGCCTTTTTTAACTTTTCCTGTTACCGCAGTCTTTAACTTAGAACCAGGGTTCGCTTTTCTATAAGCTGCGACGCCTTTTTTAGTCATACCAGCGCCAGATTTAGTCTTCCTATAGTTACCGCCTTTTCCAGTAGTCTTTCTTATAGGTTTTTCTTTTTTCCTAGGCATTACTTCTTCTTGGTTGGTCTTTTCTTCGCGGTCTTCGCGGATTTTTTGAAAGCTTTAGCTGTAGGTGCACCTTTTGCGCCTTTTTTCCGCATAGTCTCGCCCGAGCCGGCTTTAA